TTTTACGAGGTCTAAAAGTACCTCTGTGCCGTCTGCAAGTGCCATTCCGTCAATCTGAATAGTCTTATTACTTGCTGATTCGCACGGCGAACCTCCGCCTAAGTCCTCTGTAGCATCCGTCTTTGACATAACGCCCGCCTGATGTACGGATGAATGGTAGATTTTACCGCCAAGCGTATACTTGGGCCATGTAACAAGCTGTGACGGCTGTGTGATATTGTTCTTGCTCTTCCACGTTGGAACATCCGAATATACCTTTACCGTTTCTGTGTCTGCATCAATGATTGCTTTTCCTGTAAATAATCCGTTAATGTTCTCCGCCTTTGCTGCCATAATTGCAGCTACCTCCGAATCTGTAGAAAAGTTTGGTGCAAGGAAGAGTGTAGGGATAACGCCGTACTTAGGATATACGGAATCTACCAACTCAAAACCACTTGATTTATTGGTATTTGTGTCATATCCTCCGATAATTTCCTTTTTTGTGACCTTGCTAGGGTCAACGGAATTAAACTTAATATTAAGTCTTGCGTTGTCCGCTTTGATTTTTCCACTTTCGATACGCTCTAATCTTAATACTCCGTCTGTATAAAAAAGGTCGTAATCTTCGCCCCTTGTGTATGTTTCTGTAAGCGAATCCTCGCCGTCATATCCTTTTACCTCTACCGTATCGCTTACCGCTTCATACGGTAACTCTGTGATTCCTCCGGCTAATGTCTTTTCTACCGTTTCCGCTCCTTTAAGGTGCTTTGCAGGGTCAAGGACATTAACCATAATAATAGGTCCATTAGAATACAGCTTGAATGATGAATAGATTTCCTCGCAAATATCGTATTTATCCCATTCGTCACTATATCCCATTGCTGCCACCGCTTCCGCATAATTGGAAGCGTATACAGGCTCGTTTACTTTTCCGCCTACTGTATGTACCGGGGCAGTACCTACAATGAGGTGTATACTGCTGTCCGCAACAACAGGTGTTGAAACGCTTGTAGCCTGTTTACTTGCTTTCGCTCCGTGATAGTAATTACTCATTTACCTTAATCCTCCTTTGGCTTTCTCATAAGACTTAAAACATCATTGTAATATTTATTCAATAATGTTCCTGCCGTCTTTACTTTTGGTTTGCATACCGCAAGGCTCTCCGTTGCCACAATAAGCAATCTTACCTGTGGTAACTTCTCAATGGTCGGTTCTAAATACTTTTCAACTGTTTCCCTGTTTCCTGTAAAAATCGTATTTTCTACCAACCCGGTGTTTGTTGTCGGTCCGATATAAATAAATCTTTCCTCTGTGGCGTTCGTATTTGCCGTTTCCTGCGGTTTTTCTGTTTCTGCCGTAGAATTTACCGCCTGTTCTGTTTCTTCCGCCTTTGTGGCTGTTTTGCTCGCTCTCGGCATACTTTCCAACCTCCTTTACTCTAAATAACGTCTTACATCCCTGTGAATCTGTGGTAACTCCCAAATTGTCATAAGTTCTCCGACTTGGTACAATTCCATATTTTCATCATAGATAATTGTTTCTATCGGCTTCTGACAGGAATAATGTTCATCTATTACCACATCCTCTAACAGGCTTGTTTCTATCTTTGTGACAAGGTTAAGGCATTGCATATAATTCTCGTTTTTATCCTCCGAAAATGTAACGCAAATAATACGCACCCTGCATACATTCTCTTCATCATCTACCTTTTTGGTAAGCAATTTAAGAAGTATGTAGGGTGCTGCTTTCTTTTCCTGTTCCTTGTTTGGCAAGTTCCCGATAAAAACTAACGGCGGTCGCTCTCCGGGGTCTGTTCCATTTTCCGGCACTCTTGCGATTAACCGCATATCTTTTACTTTATCTTCCGTATAGGCTTTAAGTGCATTTAATAGGTCAACCGCTGTCATTAACTACCTCCGTTCAAAATTCTATCAAGTTCATGCTCCATACGATTGTTGATTACTTCGTTTACCCTGTCCTCGACCGTCTTTAATACAACGGCGTTTTCTGCCATTCTTGGCACAGACGGACCGTATAGCTGTTTAATTGGATAGCTTGAATCACTCTTACGCTCATATATTCCTATGTGACCGTTTGGCATCTGTGCGGTAAATGATTTTGCAAGTTCTACTTGGCTTTCACTCTGCTTTACCGCTGCCTTTACAGGTGTTTTACCGTATGTTGCTTTCTGCGGTGTGACATTGTACTTAATAAGTGGGATAACCGTACCTGCGTACTCAATGCTCCCTATCAGTCCGTCACTCCGCATTTCAACCTTTTTATACCCAATATGTGAATACCTCGATATAACCGCCGGACTTACATAGTACACGCTCTTAATCTGCTTATTAAAAGCCGTCCGCCCCGCTATCAATCCTCTTTGCATAGCAGGTTTTAATACTTTTTCGTCCGCTTTTCCCAAGCCGGATAAAATAGCGTGTAGCCTGTTGGTGGTTTCCTGTGATACTTCAATGTCTATCATTTACTCATCCTCCCCCACCAACTCAATAATAAGTTCGTTGTATTCCGTTGTAACCTCGGATATTTTATACAGTTCGCTGCCTATCCACATTCTCATACCCTGCCTTGGTTCTTTTTCCAAATCAGATAATCGGATGCGTACTACAAGCAACTTTTGGTATATACCCTGTGCATGGTCCCCGGATAGCATTTGTCGGCGTGCTTCTGCTGCATCCGAATCAAATATAACAGGTACATTCCTGTCTATTCCGTCAATGCGGACTCTCTGCAATTCCGCAAATTCCTCCGTGTTGTAAAAAGTACGGTCCAGGTCCTTATCAAGCATTTCCTTAAAATTCTTCATAGGCTGCCACCGCCTTTAGCAGACGGTAGCAACATACCAAGAATCTACTTCGTGAGGTACACAAAGAGGTGCTGAATTTAACTGCAAGAATCTTCTCGGCGGGCGTCTTTCTACCCACTGTTCCGGGATTCTCGCCCCCTCGACTACCGCAATCGTCTTTCCGGTTTCGTCCACAACTCCAACCCCACCATAATACATAGAGTAGTTGGCTTCGGTCGATAACAAGGCAACCGCATTTGTCGGCACTAAAGGCTTGTTTTCCGGCTTATCCTTATTCGTCCAGTTATCTAAAAACCACTCATTGTAGGAATAAATATCCATTCCCTCTCCCTGTATGGTCCCGATATAAGTTACACCGTTCGGCAACTCCCTAGGCTTGATTACTGCAAGGTCGTAGCGTTCCACATCAAGCAATTTCTGTACTTCCTCGTCCATAATGAACGCTTCTAACGCTCCATCTCCCATAATGCAGACATTGCAGTTTACAAAACCTGTTTTCTGTACCTGTTTACGCCAAGCCTTTAACTGCTTTAATTTACCTCCCTGCGTCTTATTCCACTTTTCAGCTTCCTTTAATGTTACTTTGTTAGTAAAATTAAAATCAATTTCTGCCTGTAACTCTTTTCCGTCCTTGTCAAGGATAGGAATTTTACCTGTGAATAAAGCCTGACAGCACATCCATTCCTCACGGCGTGTAATCATTTCGTCAAGTTCTGTAAAATCCCTCTGCATTTTCTCTACTGCTCTCTGATTCGGGGATTTACCGCCGTAAAGACTTTCGCCCGGTGTACGCTTCAAAATATCGTCAACGGTTGTAATTTTGTTCGGTGCTACAAGTGGTGGCTCGTAGGTGTTTGTTTCGTACCCCTCGTTGTCGATAGTCACACCGCCAATCTTTTTATGTACGAATGGTGCAAGCTGTCTGTTTCCTTTCTTAAAATCTACATCAATCTTCTGTGTGTCGAATGTTTCGACATTGCGGAAGAAAGTAGACTTAATGAACGTCTGCACTTTAGGCATACGCTCTACAAGTTTACCCATTGTTCTAGGGTCGTAAATGCTGATATTTGCCATTTTTATTTATCTCCTTTTCTCTATGCTGTTGCGTTGTCTGTATCTACGAGGAAAATACCAATTTTTCTAAATGGTGCTTTAAAGTCTGCTGCCGTCTTGCCTACAGGTACTTCAATCGCACTACCGAAAAATTCGCCTGTGAGGTAATACACTACCTCTTCTCCCTCTTCTGCGTTTTCCGCTGCAAGACCGTATACATCCGCTACGGTATCTGCTGTTACCGCCTTAATTTTTCCGTCCGTGCCTAATGTGATAGGCATAAGTTCGTGAATTGTTTCTCCGCTTGCTACTGTGCCCGAATCGGTCACAACGGGAAAATCCCCGGCGTGTACCATTTTAGGGGAATAACTTTCTAACTTCTCTTTTCCTGCCATTGTTCTTTACCTCCTGTTATTTTGTCTGCGGATACATCTGGTCAATAATATCTCCGAACGGGTCTTTATCTTCTCCCTGTCCGCCATTGTTAGAAGCTGGGGTTACGTCTTTTACTCCCGATTTATCTACATCATCCTCACGGTTGTTTAAAAACGCCTGTCCTGTCTTTTTCTGTGCTGCTACAATCTGCATTGCAAACGCTTCCGCACTTACAGGCTCTTCATACTTTGCCTTGTTTGCCAAATCCTCAAATCCCGGCAATGTAATTTCATCAATCGCCTTGATTCTTGCCCTTTCTGTATCTACTGCTGCCTGTGTGTCCGCTCCGGCGTTGTCTTTTACTCCTGCCAAAACCTCGGTTTTATACGCATTGGCTACGTCCGGGTGGTTCTTTTTAAACTCTTCCAATGTCATGTTATTGTCCTCCTTGTTTTTTCCATTGGTTTTATAGTTATTATTATGGCTATTGGCGTAGCCTAATAATCCTTTTGGTATCGTGCTGAATCTCTCCAAGCCGATAGGTACGGAATTTACAATTACCTTTTCCGCATTTTCTACCTCTGTATCCACATCCGTAAACATTACTGCGGTACAAAAGCCTGCTTCTACTGCTTCCTCTCCTGTGAACCATTCGCCCTCATTTGTCATAAGGCTTTTTATCTCTTCCTCTGACTTGTCCGTAACGGTCATATAGCAATTAACAATAGATTGCTTGATTGTTTCCAACTCTTTAACAATGTTTTCTAAATCTGTTGTATTGTAATATCCAATCAATCCGGCTAATGGGTCGTGTATCATAAATACACCGCCTACAGATATTTCTATCGTATCGCCTGCCATAGCAATAATGGTTGCTGCACTTGCACACCAACCGTCAATTTTTACCGATATTTTCGCCTTATGCTCTTTCAATCGTGTATATATCGCTACTGCTGCGAATACATCCCCTCCGCCCGAATTGATACGCACGGTTATTTCATCTACCGCCCCCAAGTCTTTTAACTCTTGATTAAATACGCTTGGTGTGATTTCATCCCCATACCACGAATACTCGGAGATTTCGCCATACAATAGCATTTCTGCCGTGTTGCTCTCTTCGTCCGGCACAAAGTTCCAAAACCTTTGCACTTCGTTCTTATTTCTCGGTTTCTTCCTCTGTCTGCCCTCCGTCATTGTCGGGGTTGTTTTCTGTGTCTGATTCCTCACGTCCGTTAATATTCTCAACGGTTTGTGTATCTGTCTTTGCACCTCCTGTTACCTCCTTTAACAATTCCTCTTCACGCTTTCGCTGTTTGATATTTTTGTAAAAGTCTGTGCCTGTAAGTTCCCTTGCTTCTCTTTCCCTTGTGGAGTAACCGCCCTGTACCCTCTTCTCGGCAGCTTCAACCTCTTTTGTCGGGTCAAGCTGTCCGGCACTCGGTCCCGTCCACTCCGCCGAACAATAGGCATCTTTAATAATCGGGTCTGCAAAAAATCCGGGTGCTTTGATTCTCCCTTTTGCTACCGCTTCACTTAACCATTCTTCATAGATTGGTTGGCAAAAATCAGCAACAAACCACGCCCGATACATTTTTACAACCTTGAAAAATTCAAGAATTGCTGCCCTTGATGCGGAATAATTGCTTGAAAAAGCCATAATCAGTATTTCGTATGGAATTTCTAAGGCTGCCCCTATCTGCTTTAGTACCGCAATTACAAACGGGTCAAAGTTCGGGTTTGGTCTACCCGGATTTACCATATTGGCTTTTTCTCCCTCTCCAAGGTCGATTACTGCCCCGGGTGCAAGCTCAATACTGTTTTCGTCCTCTTGGTCTACCTGCATCTCTTCCGGGATGCTTTCCCCGAACGGCACATCATCACTTGCACTTTCTTTTTCAATGAATACGGTAAATAATCCGTTAATGACTGCTGCCAATACTTCCGCTTCGGTGTATCGTCCTAACTGCTTTATCGTGTCAATTACAGGTGCTAAAAAGGGAACTCCTCGGACTTGCCCGATTCGCTCCCTGTTCATAACGTGTAATATGTTTCTTCGTCCTGTTTTTTCTCCGTAGGCAAGCACTCTTACCCATTCTCTCGGCTCTCTGTCCGTAAATGACAGCGGATGAAATTTTGATACATGATAGGCAACTACCTCTCCTGCCGTATTTTTTTCTACGCCCTCACAAAACAAAGGGTTTACCCTTTCGTTATCCGGCGTGCTTACTCTGTCCGCTTCAAGGGTTTGTATTCTAAGGTCGTAAATACTTCCTGTCCTCTTGGTTGTTGTCATTAGTGCGAACGAATCGCCACTAAGCAAGGCATTTAAAAATGCCAACTGCTGCAACTGATAAAAATTGTCTATGCGTTCAAGGTCGCAATTTGTAGAATCCGCCCAATGTGCAAATTCTCTTTCTATCGTTTCCTCTAACTCTCTTGCTTCCTCCGGCTCAATCTTTAGCACTTCCTCATTGATTGATGCTTTTAGGTGTAGTCCAATTCCTATAGTATTGGTTCTAAGCCTTTTTATCGCCCCTGTGGCAACATTTGAGCCACCATAGAATAAATCCCTAGACCTCTGCCTTAAAGGGTCTATATTGTCCTCTACGTCCTCTCTGTGACTACCTCCGCCGTGTGTCCAACCTATAAGGCTTTTCTTTGTAGCACTTGCACCGTAGTTTCCGTAACCGCTGTTAATCATACTAAGGCGTTTTTTTGCCACTTCTCGCTTTAATGCCCTTTCCGGGGATATTGCTTTTATGGCTTTATCAATAAAATTCAAGGCTTAAACCTCCTTTCTCCGTATTTTGGGTACGAAAAAAGCACCTTGGATACTTCTATATCTCCTTGGTGCTTTGCTATTTTATATATTATCACAAAAAATCGGGCAATGGCGGGCAATCTTTTATTTTCCTGTTTTGCTTGTATTTCTGCCCTTTTCGGCTGTTTTTGCCTATAAATCTCTCGGCACAATCCTGTATACCCTGTTTCTACCCTTTTTCTTTGCTAAATTCTCCAATTCCGCCACCTTATTACTCCAATATTCTATCTGTTTGCGGATTTCTGCCAAATTTGCCCTTGTAAAAGACTTTCCGCCTATTGTGTATGATTGGTTTATTGCTACCTCGCTTTCTGCTTCCAACCACATTTCCAAGTGTTTTTTTGCTACTTCAAGTGTTATTGCTGCCATTATGTTATACCTCCACTCCGATTTCCTCTATGCCTTGTGTGTTTTCGTGTTGCCTGTACCTCCGTATTTTTCTTCGGTGGCTCTTTTAGCGTTAATCCTGTAATTTCTATTGCTGCCTGTGCGTAGTTTCTGCAATCTAAAGGCTCATTTCGTTTTGTTTCTCCTGTAAGTTCCCATACAAAATATGGTCTGCCTTTTTTATATTTTAGTACCTGTTTCTCTGCCGTAAGACCCTTAAAATAATCCTCGTCATATCCTCGGATGTATTCGTTTTCGTCTTTCGGAAAGTGGCAGTATCCGGGGCCCTCTTCCTCAATCTGCAACCTCTGTAGCAAAAGGGATTTGCCTGTATCAACTCCAAGGGTAAATAAATACGCCTGTTCCCTGTTATTCTTTGTCGGCTTTGATATGTACGGTCTTGCCGTACCCTCATTACCTCCCTTTATTGCAAATATCTTTCTTGCCGTTCTCGCTTTACAGAATTTATATACCTTGTTGGTAAAATGTCCGCCCGAATCCATACAGGCACATGATATTCTCATTGCCGTACCGTCTGCTTTCTTAAATGTCTGCTTTAAAAAATCGTCAAGGTTTTTCCACACTTCCGATTGTTTCAAATCTCCGTATATCCTCTTGTAGATTATGCCGTAACTTTCGTGTTCTACGCCCCAACCTACTACCTCGACCTCGAAACGGTCATCCTGTGTATCTATTCCTGCCGTGATTGCTATAACTTCGTCCGGCACTTCGCAACGGTATCTTTCCCTACGCTTCAACAGGTCATCTTTACTTGCTTTCTCGCCCTGTTCCTCCCAAGTCTGCCCTAATTCGGTATTAACCCAAGATTTCATAAGTTCGATATTGCCTTTTTTTAATGCCTGGTCCGCTTCGATAAATCCTTTTACTATCTTATCCCAACCAAAAAAAGTAGATGCCAAGGAATTAAAATGGAATCCTCGCACTTTACGGTTCGGATATTTTGCCACATATCGCCCCTCGTTAAAATGTTCTTTCCACTCAACCTCCGTATGCACTACTCCACATTTCGCACATACATAGGTTGTACTTTCTATTTCCCCGTCTGCATCCACCTTATAGATTAAATTGCTCCATTCCAACGGTTGTAATTCTCCGCAACTCGGGCAAGGTACATTCCATTCCTCCATAGTAGAATGTTCGTACTCCATTTCTATACGGCTTGCCCCTTTTATCGTTGGCGTGCTTGTGTCTACCTCTTTTCGATTCCAATATGTTGTAAGTCGTTTCCCTGCAAGTATCAGAGGGTCCCCCTCCGCTCCTGCGGTTGGTGGGTAAGCATCTATCTCGTCCGCCAATAATATACGAATCGGTCGGCTTCGTAACTCTGTCGGAGAGTTTGCACCTGTCATTGTGATACGTCCGCCCGGAAACGCCTTTTTAAAAATTGTGTTTCCTGCGGTTCGGCTTTTCTCGTTTATCTTATCCCTTAGTGCCGGGGTATCTCGTACCATTGGCATAAGCCTGTCTTTGCTCATTGTTTCCGCAAGGGATAAGGTCGGCTGCATACACAATATGGTGCATGGGTCGTAGTGCATATAATAGCCTATTGTATTAAGCAAAAAAGCATCCGTTTTTCCCATTTGTGCAGCACTCATAACCACAACTTTTTCAACGGATATATCAGTTATTGCATCCATAATCTCCCGCTGCCAAGGTGCTTTTTCTGTATTCCACTTACCGCCTTTGCTACCCGATTCAGAGGACAAACGGCGGTATCTGTCCGCCCATTGTGATAATGTCAAGTCGGGCGGTGGCTCTAAGACCTTAAATATTCTGTTGAAAAGGTCAATCGTTTCCCTCTTCATCTTCTTTTATTTCCTCCTTAAACATACCCTCAAAATCGGATAACTCGTTAAGTGCTTCTTTTATTTTGTCATTCAGATATAGAAAAATCTTTGCTTTGTCCGTCATTGCTGCCAACTTGTCTGCTTCCTCTGCCGGAATGGCACTTAATCGGCTCTTGAAATTGATTAACATAGCTGTCATTACCTTTTCTATGTCCTCCGACCTGTGCAATTCTCCTTTCTTTACTGCAAGGTCTAACTCTTCATTAAGTCTTTTTGTTTTGGTTAGCTTTGCTCTCTCTTCGTTGAGGTCTACCGCTTCCTGTGATTCCGGGTTGCGGTCCCTCAAATATTTTATGTATGCCCTATTGGTTTCCGCCAAGGCGTACAGGTTTCCTTGCTTTGTCTGCAAAATTCCTTTCTGTGTCAACCTCTCCACATTTTTAGGGGTCATATCCAAGAATTTTGCGACCGCATTTTTATCATAGAGTTTCAAAATCCTACCCCCTTAAAAAATTTTGCGGATTTTTGGAAGTCGTTTTTTTGACCTCGAATCTAGGAAGCGTTTGGGGTCACGGCACCCTCATGCCGTTCAGACGGCTTACAGTACCTACGCACCCTCGCCGTCCGTGGCGTGTGCCTGTGTCCGCCTGTGGTGCTGTGTGTGGTGTGTGCCTGCCTGTGCGTGCGTGTGTGAGCGTGTGGCGGTGCGTGGCGTGGCTACTGCTGCCGTGTGCCTGTGCCTATACCTCGCTGTCCTCGCTGTCCTCTGTGTAGCTATCGTCTATCTCTCCTGTATCGGGGTCTACATCATACTCCCCGCTTATCTTCTGCTTCATCAATGCGTACCGCTTCTCTTCCAATGTGATACGGCGTTGCTCTAACTCATAGGACTTTATAGTATCCAATAGCTTTATGATTCTGCCGTGTACTTTATTAAGCTGGTCCTCTAACTTCATTGCTCTTTCAAAGGCAGAGGATTTAATAGTTGTTTCCATAGCCACACTTAGAGCCGGTCCCTGTGGTGTATCCTTGCCGTCCTCATTGTATGCACCGTATGGGTCTGCATCCCCTCCCTCTTTTCCGGGCGTACGCATTTCTACAACCTTGTCTGTGTATAGGTTGCCTGTGGTGTCTGTGTTTAATTCTTTTATCCTTTTTTCCAAATCTTTTTCTTTGGCTATAAGGCTTTGTAATTCTCTTAATGTATTTTCCCCTGTATCAAGGGTAACTGATTCTATCAAGGCTTTTTCATCCTCTGATAATTCATCAAAATACACCTTAGAATATGCCCCGTGTGTTTCTGCGTTTTTATTTCTCACAGGGGCCCCGTGACCCTTGGCGTTTTTATTGCCTTTTTGTCCGCCCCTCTTTTTAGGTTTATTTTCAAGTGCATCATTCCACTTATCTACGCACTTCCATTTTCGTACTTTTGCCGAATCAATCCCCAAGGCTTCCGCAATTTCTGTATTCTTCATTAAGCCGTCTGAATCTAAAAAAAGTTGCTTCGCCTTTTCCCTGTTTTCGTCTTTCTGTCTTGCCAAGTCAAAACCTCCTTTCGTTTGTTTTCCCGGTTTTCGGCTTTCCGTTCTTTCGGAATCTTCGCATTTTTGCAAATTCAAATTTTTATAACACGAAAAGGCAACAGGATTTAACAATAAAATCCTGCTGCCCTGCTTCGCTTTTCATCTTAGTATTATACTACATAAAATCGGGCAATAGCGGGCAATCTTTAATGCAAAACCTCTTTTAAAATTTTGCTTCGTGATACATTTCTATTCCTTGCTAATTTTCCGCCTAAGACCTCTAAGGCAACGCACCTTATATTTTTACTCTGCCGGACAGAATAACTAATCTGTTCCGCTATGCGTTCCCATTTTTGACCCTGTAAGTAAAATCCGCATATAATAGCTTTGTGAATCGGAGTTAAGGAATAAATCTCTTTTGATATTTCCGTTCTCAATTTCTTTAACTCCTGTATTCTGTCCTTTAATTCCTTAATTCTTTCTGCGGTATCTGTACCTGCTATTTCGATTGCAAGTAGAGCCGTAGAATCGCTTGTATTACTTCCGTGTGGCATACCGTCATAGTTAATTGCCCCTGTGGTATCATACACGCTTTCGTACCGCTCTAGCCACTCGCCTGTAACCTTAATATCAAGGTCAATATCTTTGTAAAATTTTAAGATTGCTTCTACTTCCCAATTCTTCATTTTATGCTATCCTTTCTTTTATGGTGGTCTGTATTTTTCACACCATTTGATACTTGCTTTTCCTGTAGCTTCGATTTCTGCTATACAACTGCTGCCGTGCTTCGTCCTCTTGGCTTCGCAAGATTCGCAAATATCCGATTCTGCTATATCGAAAATATCTTTTAACCTCTCTGCAAGGTCTTTTATTTTCTCCATAAGCAAATCAAAGGATTGCATAAATTGATTTATTAAATCGCACGTTTCTTTTTCTGTTTTTCCAATTTGTGCGGATAGGCAGGCAACCAATGTAGATAATTGATTGCTTGCCTTTTCTTCTCCGCACCAAATAACGCCCTCCTTGTATTCGATACGGTCCATACGCACCGCCTAACCCTGTAAGTATTTCTGATACTCTGCCGTTTTACCCATTACCCATACAGATAAGGCATTGGTTAATCTGCTTTCCCATTCTGCCGGGCAGATATTTCCGTTTTCGGATTCTGTCATAATAACTTTCCTTATTTCTTTTTGTATCATGTTATATTGACCTGTTCCGTATTTTTTGCTTATCCATTCCGTAAAGGATAATCCCTTTTCCTGTGGTTCGGGTACATATTCCGGGTAATCGCTCATATCCTGCTGCCCCGGTAAATTATCGTTTTCCTCTTCGTCCTCCTGTTCTTCTTCCGGCTCATTCATAAAACCGCTTTCCTGTGTTTCCTCGGTGTCCTCTTCCTCTGCCGGTCCCTGTGGTGCTTCCTCTTCGGAATCGTCATAGGTCAATTCTTCCGTTTCAATCATCAATGCAACAATTTCCGCAAGGTCGGCATACTCGATAATATATGTACTCCAATCCTCCTTAATCTGTATCGCCATTCCCTCCGTTTGGAATCTGTAAATAAATTCTTTTCCGTTAAGTTCTAAGGTCTTGGCGGTAAATGTCTTTGAAAAGTGTTTAATCAATTCCTTTTCAACTGCTGCCGTATTGCCTTTTACTTTGAATACCGCACGGTTTACCTCTCCCTTTAAGGCTTCCTTAATTGCTTTCTGTACCTGTTCCGCCTGTTCGTCCGTAATCTCTGCTTTCGGCTCTTCTTTCACATCATTTATATGTAATTCGCCTTTTTCCTCGTATTTTTCATAAGCCTGTTTCTGCCCCTCTTCATCAAGTCGGCTAAGTTCGTGGGCGGTAGAAATATTGATATTGCCTTTTTCCAATTCATCCTTAAACTCCTGCGATAAATTGTTTTCAATGGTTTCCATTCTTCCAATCTGTGTAGTTGATGTATTAAGCATCTGTGCCACAATTTCACGGATACGCCCTATTTTCTTTCTTTCCTCTTTCGGCTTATCCTTGTTTTCTTCCTGTAAGGCTCTCTTGTACTCGGTAAGGATTTCTTTTAATTCCTTTGCCTGCTGCACCTTTTCCCAATCCGTAAGCTGTCTTGCCGTTGCATTGGTAAATATAAGGCTTAACTTATCCTTGATTGTGTCGGATTCCTTTTTTATAAGGCACGGCACTTTTCTATATTCCTCTTTACCCTCCTGTACCAATTTCAAGGCTGCAAGTCTACGGCGGTGTCCTGCGACTACCTCGTATTTTCCGTGTGCTTCCGGCTTTACTACTAAGTTCTGCTCAATGTGTCCGACCAACTCAATAGACATTGCTAATTCGTCTATGTTTTCCGTGGAGTAAAAATTATCTTTGCTTGGCATTAAGTCCTCCACATCAAGCATAGTTACCTTAAACTCCTGTTCCTGCTCTGCCGGTCCCTCTGCCTGTACTGCTGCCCCTTTGCTTTTAGCATTGAGTAAATCGTTAATATTAAATCCTGCCATTGCTCTTTCCTCCTATTCTCAAAATGCCTATGCCTTTCCATTTTTCCGTGTCCGAATCGGTCACAATTTTTCTGATATTATCAAGCGTTTTTTCATTCTCTATGTATCTGATATAATCCCGCTTTGGAATCAATACCATTTCTTCCTTTTCCTCTGTGACAATTCCGCAATCCACTATCTATACTCCTTTCCTGTATCTTTATCTCTCAATACGATACGTCCGACCATTTCATACCCTGCAATATCTATCATCTGCTTTAATACGCTTACAAGGTTTGTTACTTCCGGGTTGTATTCCCTTTTCTTTGCCTTTGGTTCTGTTTCGTGGATTGCTGCCCCGGCTGTGGGGTCAGCATATCCCTCTTTGTTTCTGTATACCATTCTATCCCTCCAAATACTCCTTAACGAATGTCTTATAATCCCTTGCTGCTCCCGACCTTGGAGAATACTGCATAAGGCTTTGTGTGGTAAATGTTACCTCGTCCGCCTTTTCAGTTCTCCTAATGTGTGTTCTGAATACCGGGTATCTCTGATTCTGCAAGTATTCCTCTCCCTGTCTGCATACATCACGGTTATAGAACATTGTTACAAGGCATCCTCTAAACTTTAATTTCGGGTTAAGCTGTTTTGCATTGTTTATCTGTTCCTCTAATTCTTTCATGCCGTCAAATGCGTAGCCGTCAATCTTAATCGGTATAATAACCTCGTCTGCTGCCACTAAGGCATTGATAACAGATATATTTATATCCGGCGGACAATCAATAATACAGTAATCAAATACATCTTTTACCTTTTCCAATTCCTTAGACAGTATTGTTACTTGGTCTATTTCCTCATTCTTTATTACCTCAAGGTTTGCTGTTAAAAGGCTCATATTGGCAGGTACTACCGCAATGTTTCCGTTCGCTCCAAGCTGCATTACATCTGTTAATGTCTTATCTCCTGTAAGTACATCCGCAAAACTCGGTGCTTCATCATTCCATACACCGCACGCCTTGGATAAATTGCCCTGCTTGTCATTGTCAATAATCAATACCTTTTTGTCGTAATCCTCTGCCAAGATATACCCCATGTTTACACTCGTTGTTGTCTTGGCACATCCGCCTTTCATGTTAATAATTGCAATAGTTTTCATTTGTTTTTACCTCCTGTTAATACTCTTTGTGCTTCCTTAAAGTCCATTTTCTTAATTGCTCTAAGGATTCGGGCAAATACCGCCCCTGCCTGTCTACCAAGTTCTTTGTTCATAAAGTCCAAATCCTCGGAAGTGAATACTACCTTTAATTCCGGGTCATTTATGATATTTTTAGTTTGTATTACTTCGATACCGCATAGGGTTCTTACTCCGCTTTTGAAATAATCCCTATCCTCCTGTGTCATTGGTATTTTTTTCATAGGCTACCTCCTGTGTGTGCATTGCACACTTTATACAATCTCTAAAGGCTTAGGCACTCTATAAGGTGTGCAATAGCCTTTTCGGGTGGACTTCTTGGCATATATCCACCGCCTTTCCCGGCTATGTGATAGGCGTTGCAATTTTTCGCATTAAAAAATTACTAAAAACCTGTTGACTTACTGCACGCTCTCTAGTTGGCGTACCCACTGCTATTTTTTCACTCTATCCCTGCTACGGCTATTGGCTTGCCCTCGTCAGAAAACAGGTTGCCGACCTGTCTTGACGGCTCGGGGCGGTTGCCCCTTACCGTTTCGGCTCTTTACGCTTCTACTGTTTCGTGTCCTGTTGTAAAAAATACTTCTCTATCGCCCCAATCACGAATCTTTACCGTTTTTTCTTCTCTCTTGCTTTCGTTATATCTTCCTGCATGGTAAATTGGTGCGTATGTAATTGTTTTTGCTGTTCTCTTTATAATCTCAAATACTACTGCGTTTTCTCCGTATCTTTTTCCTACCTCAAATTTTCTCATTGTTTCTTACCTCCGTCTTGCTTTCCTTTGATGATTTTATTATATACTTATATAAGTATATTTACAACCCGGGATAATTAACAAATATACTTATATAAGTACATCAATCTTTTGTGCAACTTGTATACTTATATAAGTATCATTCATGTATGTTCTTTTTCTTCTCTTCCAACTGCTGCCTTTTGTCTTTCAGATATTCCATATATTCTCCGTATGTCATTCCCGGCGGTGTGATTCTTTTTTGTGCTTCTCTTGCCTGTTTCGCCTTTTGGCTTAATACTGCTGCCTTGCTTACCGTCTTTTTCTCTTCTCTCTTTGGTTCTTCGGGTTTAATTCCTAATCTCCTTGCCTGTCGGTTCGGCTTTGCCTTGTTATATGTCAATGTCCTTTCCTGTTGGAATGGTATTACTTTCCTGTTTCTTCTCTTCTTTGCCATAACTGCCCCTTTCCAAATCGTCCGCAATTTCTGTTATACTCTGCATACAGGCTTTTATATTCGTGTCCGTGTCTGCCGTTATGCTTAATATGTTGCTTATCTGTCGTAACCTCTTTATCTGTCTTGGGTCAACTGCTGCCTTTTTCAGACATTCCGGGCATATCTCTATGCCCTCCAATGCCTTTTCTCCACATAAGCTACATTTCTTCATGTGTACCAACTCCTATTTTCTAAAGAACTTCAATACTCTTTCGTTCCACCAATACTTAAATACTGCCTTATAAAAGGCTCTCGTCTTTTCTTTCATTGTCCTTTTCTTCCTCCTGTAGGATTCGTATAATGCCTATATAGAGCCTTTCCGCACAATATACGCATATACTGTTGCCTATTGCCCTGTATCGTGCCGTATCGGCTATAATATTGCCGTCTGCTCCGTATTTCGTCCAATCGTCCGGGTATCCCTGTAATCGCTCTCCCTCAACAGGTGTAAGCCTGCGGATTATGTATACAACTTTCTGTGTTGCTTTCTTTAACAGGTCTTTAATACTTTTCTTCGGAGTGCTAGGGATATTCCCCTTTGTCTTTGTACTCTCTGTTATCAGAGTTTCCGACCCTCCGCCGTAAGACCCCCCCCGCTGCCCTTAAAGTGCCGTTAATCTGTGTTTCCCTGTATCCTCCGTGCTGATTCTCTTCAAAGGCTTTTTTATCGGTTACAATCAATGGGGTATCTCCCCTTACGGTATTGTTCTGTCCTGCGGTTAATGTTCCGCTTGTATCGCTCTCCCTGTATCCGTGGTGTTGGTAGGCTTCGTAAAATACGCTGTGAATATCTGCCGTTGTGAGTGTCGGGCAAGGTCCCCCGACCTTTCCAACGCCTAATCCGTTGCTTGCCTTATTTCTTGTAACTTCATCCCTTAAAGGTATTACGCTCCGTTTCTCTTCGTACATGATGCAAGGCGTTTGACCTCCGCCACGCCCCATATTCTGTACTAAGGTTGGGGTAATATCTTTGTAGGTTCTTACCACGCTGTCAGCGTGTGCAAAATCAAGACCTAAAACCTCCCCCCCTCGGCTACTTTCTGCTCTAAGGCTATTCGTAGATTGTCCGGCAGCTTCCGCCCTTTGCTCTTTGCTCTTCGGAGTATACCCAAGCACGCTTTCGGACTTAAATAATATTTCTCCGGCACGTTGTCCTCCAAAATCTCCGATAAGGTAGATTCGTTTTCTACGTTGGGGTACTCCCCAATATTGAGCATCAAGGATTCTCCAAGCTGTGTCAACCTCCCCCCCTCTAACCATTCCTGCGGTTGCCCATTTGCCACTTGCAGGCATTGGAATATTGGCGTTTGTGACTTTTTCAAGCACGGCTCTAAAATCCTCTCCGCCGTTACTTGAAAAAGCTCCGGGTACGTTCTCCCAAATAATGAAAGTTGGATATTGTCCATTTGTTGCTAACCTCATTTCTCTTATAATTCTTATTGCGTGTATGAATAACCCGGAACGATTACCTTTAAGTCCTTTTCTCTTTCCGGCTATGCTCAAATCTTGGCAAGGACTTCCAAAGGTTATAATATCCACAGGTTGTATTTCATCCCCTTTTAGTTCCGTAACACTTCCAACGTGCATTACATCCTTAAAACGGTATCTTGTTATGTCGATACAATTCGGTTCTACCTCTGCGGCCCATAACGGTTTAATGGTGCATCCTGTATCTATCCCGCTCGGTATGCCTGCTGCATAGCAGAAACCTCCGATACCGTCAAATAGGCTGCCTAGTGTTAATTGTTTCAACGCTTACCCTCCTTTCTGTTTTTCTTCTCCTGTTTTCTCTTGGCGTATTCCTGTAAGTATCTTTCCTGTTCTTTGTCCTCTTCCATTCTCGCTAATCTCTTTTGATACCTCTTGTATATTTTGCAATCCTTTTCACAATCGGGGCAAGTTCTATACGGACACCCGATACATTCATGTAATCCGCCGTTCTCGTCCATATCAATACCGAATACATAAGAGAAAAACATAATAGCGAACGGAAGAATAAATAATACTGCTGCCACGGCAACAATAATTAAGATTGCTGTTATTATTGTTTTCATTCCTGCCAATCCTCCAATTTTTTAACCCTTGTCTGTAGGTTGCTTATGGTTACTTTCATTTCCTCAATCTGATAGGGCAATACGTCCGCATTTTCAAACATATAAAGGACTTCTACCGCCCGGCTTATCGGCACACCGCTTTTTAATCTCGGTTTATTGGTCTTTGGGTCAATCTCTGTAAGTCTGCCGTTCTTTGGTTTTCTCTTGGTGTCCTTTGCCGGTCCTGGCATTGCTTTATTCATCATCTTGTAATACGGAATCTCTGCCCCTACAATTCCGTTAAGTCGCACTTAATAACCCTCCCTGTGCTGTGTCCTCTTCAATCTTCTTATCTGCTACTGTTGCCGTTTCCTGTAACTCCTGCTCCAACTTCTCCCAAATTAGAGGAATCATTAACTTACAAACCATAATTGTATGTATTCTGCTTGTTGCTTCCGTCAATCTTTCGCACATATACACAAATAATAAACCTGCGTTGGCATCCCCCTCCCAATCCGGGTTATCCTGTCTTGATTTCTTAAAAAGCGGTGTTTCTTTATACTGCTGCCCTAATTCCTGTAAGATTTCTATTGAACGGTCTGTAAATGTTACCTCTCCGCCCTCCTTAACCTCTGTTACGGTCAACAGTTCCATAATTTTATCTTTTTCGCTCTGCATTTTCGTATGCTCCTTTCAATTCCTCGGTGTGCATTAAGAAATGTACCGCACCGTCAAACTTAACCTTGTATTCCTCTATATCATCCGGCTTTAGGTACTGCCTGCCGTACATTTCTTTCATGTCACGCCATACATTCCACGGAATAAAGAAAAAATCATCCTGTATACAGATACACACCCCGCATAACGCCCCTAATCGGCTATGCTTTTCCAATACGTCCATTTGTGTATCTGTAAGCACATTCCGGGTTATCCTGTCTTTGCTTGTCCTCTTGGCTTCAAACATTATCGAACGCCCACCGTATAAGGTCCCTTGAAAGTCGGGTTGTGCGTGTGTACTGAAACGCCCGGTAAATTCTCCTGTCCTGTGGTTCTTACTTGTTACTCTGAATGGTTCGGGTGTTTTATCAATAGTTGCTATTCCGTGGCTCTCGTACATTCTGCACCCGGCTAAAATTTCTCTTTCAAAGTGCTGCCCCTGTGCATTGTTGAGCCTGTTTTTATACTGCTGCTTTAATTTATCTTCATCTACTGCCGTGGTTCTTGCCTGCTGCCACTTCTTTAATTCTTTTTCCGTGTCCGAATCGGTCACAAATCCTTGATTTATCAATGTTTTTCGCTCCTTTTTGTTAATTCATTCCACGGTATCAACCGCATACGCTTTTTACCGTCCAATTCGTAAATAAATGATACCGTGCCATTCTTTAAGCTGTGTTCCGTGATAATGTCCGTTATCTGCATTTCTGCCGTGCCTAATCTTCTCGGGTATCCTGTAATAGCCATTCCCTCAATTATGGCAACCTCTACAATATCGCCCAACTCATAAGGGCAATGTGCCATAAATACCGCCTGTTGCATATTAACAACCGCTCCTTTCTCTGATTTCGTGAATGTGTAGTGCGTAATATTCCTTTCCGGGTTCTGCTCCCCATTCTTCCTTACCTGTCTTAACATCCAATGAGCATACGGCGGTAAACTGTGGTCTACTGCTGCCGTATCCATTTCTGAATCCTATTAACTGTTTATCAAGTCCTGTGGGAATATTTGATTTTGGGTACATATCGAATATCTTTTTAAACCTTGTCATGTAATACGGCTTAATTTCTCTGTATTCCTCCTGTTTTCCCCCCCCCGGATAGAATCATATTGAACCATTTACCCTTAATCGGTAATATCAGCATATAGCCACCTCCTAACCTCTTACGGACGTTTCCCTTAATATTTCTTTTTCACGCATCTTTTTATATGCGTACAGGGTTGCTTTTACGTCCTCTAAAGAATCGTGTGCCTTAAACTCGTAACCGTAATATGTTGCACACTTGGTAAGGCTCTGCCACTTGTAACTACCTCTGCGTTCGTTCCATTCTCCGTAGATTTCTGCAAACATAATCATAGGGTCAATCCATTTTTCCGGGTCTACCTCTATTCCGTATGCCTTTAGGTAACTATCTTCAAACGCTGCATTATAGGCTATTACCTTGTCCGCCTTGCTTAGAATATCAAGCACCGTAGGTACATATCTTTCAAACGGTAACTCATTGGCTACCATAAGCGGAGTAATGCCGTGTACCGCCTGTGCATCCTCCCAACTTTCTTTATTGTTCGGTCTGCAATAAGCATTAAGCAGGACATTGTAATTTTCATCAATAATTGATATCTGTAATACCTCGTCCTCTCCTGCCTTTAATCCTGTTGTTTCAAAATCAATCGTTGCAATCAACTTAATCCCTCACTTTCCGCAATCGTAGGTAGCAATTCCACCCCGTATAGTCGTTGTATTCAAAATCTATCTTGGTAGGCTCATACCCCTTATATAGCTTTCTCCATACCTCCTTATCTTCCGGGGTCTTTGCGTACTCTCGGAGTTTTCTAAAACTCCATTTATGGTCGTTTTTCTTTACCTTTGGCTTTTTAAGGTTCATTGATGTAGACCATTTTTTGCAACCTTTTTTACGCTTGTTTATGTAATTTACTATGCCCTCTAATCCGTTTTCGTTCGGCTGCAATCTGTCACAGTTCACGAATCCGTAATAATCTGCCTTGGCTCTGTATTCCGGGTCGTTTGCCTTTTTCCAATTTATTCTTGTGGTACTCCACATTAACTCTAAATCGTCACGGTCTAACCCTCCGTTGTTGATAATGATATGGTGGTGGATTCTTACGGCTTTTGTTGCCTTATCGTCCGCATCAATCCCCTGTAATGTAAGCTGCCCCTCTTCCTCTTCCGGGGTGTATTCGGTAACAAGCATATACTTTAAATCCTCGCCTGTTTCCCTCTTCATTTTTCTTTTGATACGGTCTAAGTAGTTATGCACATTCTTTTCCGCTTCCTCCAATGACATAGGCAAATGCTCATTGTTGTATGTAGCTGATATATGAAAATCATTTGTACCAAAATTAGTATTGGCAATCTGTACGAATCTTCTTTTACTTCTCTTGTCATTAAGGTTTTTTTGAGCCTGTGAGGATTTACCTTTTTTTCCTTTGCCTGCTTCCGGCATATTCGTAACCGCTACTATATCAACCTCTAAGTATTCCTCTCCGCAATATATCCTCTTCTCACGGATAAAGTTCTTTCTCTTGTTTGCCATACCGTTCATTCTCCTTATACTACAAGTCCATAAGGGTACACCTATTAAACCATATACTTATACAAGTATAATCTTATATAAGTATATAATTTTATGAATGTCCTAGATGTTAATACCCCATACAAGGTCCTCAACACGCCCTCATTTATAGCCTTTTGGCGTGTGATTTCAAGGCTTTTTATTGACTTTGTGCAAGCCTTATAGTATAATTTGAATAGGTGTAATTATCGCTATAAGGCGGTAACATGGAACTTGCATAAGCCACTATGCAAGTTCCTTTTCTTTTGCTCTTTCCCTGTAAATCTTGGTTGCAAAATCTACCGTGTAATACCCTCCACAACCTTTATGTTTTGCCATATACGAGCAACTAAGCGATATTTGACCGCATTTTAAGCATTTAAGTTTAAAGTACGGTAATGCCGTTACCTGTACGTCTAAACAAGGAATATACGGTATCTCCAAGCCGTTATCTGCGTGGTATCTGATACCCTCCACAAAATCCGAATAATCTACCATACTTCCAATATTCTTTATGTTCTCGGTATCCAAATCCCCGACCTCTATAATCTCGCCGTTTACTATGTCTACCGTTGTTTCCAAGTCCTGCACTATGAAATAGCCTATTTCCTCTGCTGTTTCATAAAGCAATATATCCTGCTCATAAATCGGTTTCCCGAATCTGTCGGCTGCATCCGTCTGTCTGCACATGGTATTTATATCTACCTCATACACATTTGCACCCGGATAACCGCCTTTGTCTATGTAATGACCTGCGGGGCGTACTGCCCCGTCCTTTGGTCTTATTGGTGGTTCTGTTATGTATTTGCCCTCTATCCATATTGGATATGGTGTACTACTGCTTTTTGCCTTTGCTCTCACTTTCCTGTACCCCTCTTTCTGTAACCGTGCCGATAATCTCCATAGATGCCGTGTCGGATACTCCTGCTTCATTCACGCACGGTAAAAGCTGATGTATCACACCCTCGGGGTCAATCCAACGGAATATAACCACATCTGCAAGTCTTACTTTTACCGTGTTGCTGCCGTCTTTTCCTGTGAATCCCTGTAATGTGTTGTACTCTCTGTCAACCGTTGCTTTGTCTACTACAAATTCTCTTATCTGTCCGCCTACTTCCAAGGCTACAATATCGCCTGTGTAAATCTCCTTGCCGTTCTTATCTCTGTAAGGTGTCTGTTCTCCCAAGGTATCCGGGAATATCTCTCTAAAATCTCCGTAGACCGTGCCAATCTCCGCTATCTCGTCCGTTTCATATCCATAAGACGGCATACCATAGACCCACTCGTAACATTCCTTTTCCCTGTTGTATGTCAATCCTCTGTACTTCATTGCCCTACCTTTCCCAAGGTTTTAGCGTAAGAGGGTACTGCTCTTTAATCTCACGGCTACGCTCTACATTGGTCTGTAATATAAGCTGTGCTTTTTGCATTTCCTCTTGTGGCATTTCCTTGTCTTTGTAGTTGTCTACAAACTCTTGGTATTCCTGTATCTTTTTTCTTAACTCCGCATCCGTGGCGGATATGACATATACGGTACTGCAATGTCTACAACGCCAATACCTGTATTCGATTTCCCCGACTTTCTTATAACTCGGCTTTATCTTTCCTATTGATTTATGGCACTTATCGCATACGATTGTAGGCTTGTATTTTCTTTTTATTGGTTTCACTTTATTCCTCCTGTAGCACCTTTAGGCTCTTAATGTGGGATACCCGGAATAAACAGGATTTACATACATAAGTACCCTTGTGAGATAAAAAGTAATACCCGCCTTTTAAGTAAAGGTTGGGGTCGTTTCTTACCTCTTCCGTTCCTGTTTTCCTCAAAATCCCCTGCATTGTATCGCCGTCAAATAGCTTTACTTCCACGCTCTCGCCTATGTGCTTTTCTAATTCGCTTCGCTTCACAGTTACCGCCTTTCAAGTACAGGGGTGCTACCGCACCCCTTAACAGTTATTCAGTAATCAGTTTTCCGTTTACCTCATAAAAAGCGGAGCGGAAACCAATGCCGTCGCTCGAGTAGGAACGAGGGTTAAACAAGTTGAGAGCGGACGGACCCGAATAGGAAGTACTGTGGAACGCCGACCCACGGATAGGCATATATTCGCCCTCGGTGGCATCAAAGTATACATAGGTCTTTCCCTCTTCCTCTGCTCTTTTATCCGGGATAATTCCCAAATCTTTAAGCACCTGTGGAATTTCTGATAACTCAACCTCTAATTCCTCAATTCGTGCTCCGTCATAATCTGGCTCGTAATCATCTGCTGCCACAGCATCCGTAATTGTGATTTCTCCACATTCCACATTTGCCCTTACCGGTCCCTTGGATGTTTCCGCCTGCTGCCATTCGGCACTATCCTTTGACAGGTCACAATATGGGGATGCTGCTTTATTGTCCGGGATAAACTCTATTACTCCGTCCTTAATCCTTAATCCTGCCAACCATTCCCATACATTACCGTTAAGGTCTGATACTCCATAAGGTGTATGGTCGTGATTCCATGTAACCGGTCCTGTACCTGTGTATGTTCTTCCAAGATTACTTACCTTGCCCTGTTCGTCATTGTGGTAGTAGTCCTTGCCCCAATCGGTGTTACCGTGTGGCATTGTGCCTTTTTCTCTGCTCTGATTTAACAGATATTCGTACTCTACAGCGGTCATAAGATGCCAACCCAACCCTTTGCATCTGCAAGCCTGTACCGCTTCGTCAAATGTGATATTTACGGTCGGGTCTGCCATTGGCATACTGTAGGCTCTGCCGTCAATTACGATATTCGGGTACTTTGATATGTAAATGGCATCCGCTACCTTATCCCCGATTTTGAATACTGCCGGGACCTCTTCGGTATCCTTTGGTCTTACGAATCTGCACATAATAGAGGGAATCCCTCTATCATCAAAAATTACTACATTGTTGTGGTCTACTGCGTTCATTGTTCCTTGTCCTCCTGTTTTTAATGTTTTGCATAAATGGAATGTAACTTAATACTTCCACGCCTTTTTATACTTTCTTCTGTGTGTAATCCTGAATCGAAAAACGCACAAAAGGTTGTACCGCCTATAATGCTTGTCACTACGATATAATCCCCGATATTATGAAACTCGCACCGCTTCACGTTTCGGTATACCGCTGTGTGCTTCTCTGTTCTGCTGCTCGCCATGCTGCCCCTCCTTTCGTTGTGTCCGTGCTATATCCAAGGCGTATTGCCCTTTCTTCCTCCGCTATATCAACTGCTGCCTGTCTTATCTGCTCGCAATCTTCTTTTAAAATATCTGCGGTCATTTCTATAACTTCCAACGGTAGGTTTTCGTCTACCGCCACAGAACCGACCATATCCGCCAACTCTCTAGCTTTTTCTTCTATTTCTTGATTCTTCATATTCTCCCTATATTGTTTTTTGTGCTACTTCCGCTCTGTAAGGTGTCCCGCCACGTTTTAACTCGTTGTAAATTGTGGCTCGGTGTACTCCGATTTTTTCGGCAATGACCACGACCCTTACGCCGTCATTCTTCATTTTTTCAATTTCTTTTCTATCTTCGTACTTTAATCGCTTATCTCCTTTACGCAT